TGTCAGAACCGCGCTTGTATTTTATGAGCGTGGAGGGAAAGTCCCTCACGCTTTCGACGGATCAACTACAGAACCCTACGCTTTGGCAAAAGGCTTGCATGGAACAGTTGGACATGATGCCACCTGTACCTACGCGCGGGGATTGGCAGCAGTTGATTAACGGGATGCTAAGTACAGCAACCAAACAAGAGGTGGCACCAGAACTCACGAGAGCAGGGAAGTTTGAGAACCTGTTACGGAAGTTTTGCACAAGCCACATTCGGGCGGTGGCACCAGAGGAGGTGCTCTCGGGCAAACCTTGGACGGACAAAGGCAAGACGATGTTCCGCATCGATGCTTTTGAAAAGTTCCTGCGCAACAATGATTTCACTGACTTCACTACGGGTCGGATACAGGAACACATTCAGCGCATGAACGGCAGCGACAAATGCCATGGTCCCTTAAATTACACGAAGGATGACGGGAAGCGTTCCTCGACCCGAGTGTGGTGGGTTCCCGAGTTTGAAAACTTGGACACAGATATAGACATAAAGGAGAAGAAGTATGACGTTCCATTCTAACGAGGACAATCCGCAGCTTATGAAGCTGAAGGATGTGTGTGAGATGCTGACGATCTCACGGGCGACTGTGTATCGATGGGTTGATGAGGGCAAGTTTCCTGAACCTGTGATACTTGGTCAGGAGGAAGGCAAGCGCAGCGCAGTTCGTTGGTACGAGACTGACGTATTGGATTGGCTGAAGAGCAAGCCCAAGGGTGTTCAGAAAAATGATTCCTAATTCGGAATTGATTTTTGGTCCCCCAGGAACGGGCAAAACCTACACCTTGATTAAAGAGGTGGAGAACGCTCTTGCACGAGGGATTGCACCTGACCGCATTGGTTATGTGTCTTTTACGAAAAAGGCTATCCACGAGGCCGTAGAACGCGCCTGTGGGCAGTTTGGGATCGACCAGAAGCAACTGCCGTGGTTTCGGACGCTGCACTCGTGGGGGTTCAATGGCCTTGGAGCGAGTGCCAACGACATGATGTCCTCGGAAGACTGGGATGTCTTGGGTCGTGAGGTGGGCATGAAGTTCTCTGGAGCCTCGAAGGTCAACCCAGACGATGGGGTCTTGCTGCCGCCCGAGGGCGAGTTCGAAAAGGGAGACGCGTATCTCCGTATGATCGACCGTGCTCGGTATCGCATGGTGCCTGTGGAGACAGAGTTCAACGAGGCCGAGGACTGGAGCAAAGACTTTAACATCCTCCGCAGGGTGCAAAAAGAGTATGCGCTGTATAAGTCGAAGCTGAACAAGATTGATTTCGTCGATCAGATCGAACTGTATATACAATCTGGTATACCACCACACCTCGAACTGCTCATCATCGATGAGGCACAGGACCTCACGCCACTGCAATGGGAGATGGTGAAGAAGATCGCTGAGAATGCCGAGCGGGTGATTATCGCAGGGGATGACGATCAGGCGATCCACAGATGGACGGGTGTCGATATACGCAAGTTCTTGAACTCATCGAGTAACGTCCGCGTGTTGTCCCAGAGTTTTCGTATGCCGCACAAGGTGCACCAACTCTCGCAGCGCATCGTTCAACGGATCAGCCTCCGCAAGGACAAGCTGTTTAATCCTACGGACGAAGAGGGCCGAGTAGACTGGCACTATAGCGCAGAGGATCTGGACTTGGACCGTGGTTCATGGACCTTGATGGCTCGAACAAATAACTACGTTCGCCTCTGGGGAACCAAGTTGCGAGAGCAGGGGTACATGTATTCATACAAGGGACACAGCAGCGTGAACCAGAAGTCCGCTCATGCCATGCAGACATGGCGCAAGCTACAGGCGGGAGAGGGTGTCGAACTCGGATTGATCCGTGACCTGTATAAACATGTCCGCAAACGCGGGGATGGGGCGGTCGTAAAGCATGGGGCCGCAGGACTGCTTGACGCTGCGTCACCTGACAGCTTCCTGACATGGGACGAACTGGTGGCACAGTTTGGCATGATCGCAGACAAAGAGCGGGACGCGTTCGAAGTTGCGAGGTTCGGGGAGGACGAAAAGTTGTACATCGAATCCCTGATACGTCGTGGCGAGGACATCACCTCGACACCTCGGATCAAACTGTCTACCTTCCACAGCATGAAGGGCGGAGAGGATGACAACTGCGCAGTGTTTTCAAAGGTGCCTCCGATCTGTGATCTGAGCAACACGAAGACACCGGACGATGAGCATCGCTGCATGTATGTGGGGATCACGCGTTCGAAGCAGAGTTTGCACATCATCGATCCTCCAGGGAGAAACAAGTATGAGTTCTAAGTGGGACCACTACTGGGATGTCAGAGATGACGCCTTGTATATTTGGGAGAGGGGTGGCGTCTTGGTAGCCAAGATCGACCCAGAACATTTCGCTGCAATGGTTGCAGATTTAGCGGAGCACGTAAAATGGCAAGAAGCAAGTCGGACAAAAAAACAATAGCGTTTTTGGAACGGATGGAGATGGACAATCCCGAACCGGATTGGAGTTGCCCATCAGAGTATCCAGACCTGACGCAATATAAAATCATTGCGGTGGACTTGGAAACGCGTGACCCGAACCTCATGACCATGGGGCCAGGATGGCCTCGGAACGATGGTTACATCGTCGGTATTGCTGTGGCAGCGGGGGATCAGTCTTGGTACTTCCCGATCCGCCACGAGCATGGGCAGAACATGGATCCGAAGTTCACGCTCAAGTGGCTCAAGAAGATGATGGCAACGCCACACATCGACAAGCTGTTCCATAATGCGACATACGATGTGGGTTGGCTATTGGCAGAAGGGATCGAGGTCCAAGGACGGATTATCGATACGATGATTGCCGCGCCTCTGGTGGATGAGAACCGTTTCTCCTACAGCCTAAACAACTTGGGCAAAGATTATGTGGGCGAACGCAAGAGCGAGAAGGTTCTACGCGCAGCAGCAAAAGACTGGGGCATCGATCCAAAGGGTGAGATGTGGCGGCTTCCTGCTAAGTATGTAGGGGATTACGCGGAGCAGGATGCCTCGCTGACCTTACGGCTGTGGGACCGCATGAGGAGTGAGATCAACGAGCAGGATCTGCACCACATCTTCGCATTGGAGACTAGCCTAATTCCGCTCATGGTCAAGATGCGTTCTAACGGTGTGCGTGTAGATTTAGACAAAGCTGCGCAGGTTAAAGAAAAGTTAGCAGTCAAGGTGTCTGAGTTAACTTCTGAGATCAAACGACGTACGGGTGTGTTGATCGAGCCGTGGGCCAGTGCTTCTGTTGCACAGGTCTTTGAGGATGAGGTGGCGCAGATGATCGTGAAGCTACGAGAGTTTGATAAGGCAAGTGGCACGTTTGTGGACTCGATCCTACGGCACGAGCACAATGGACGTATATACACAGAATTTCACCAGCTTCGGAATGATGACGGAGGCACGGTGACGGGTCGGTTCTCTTCCTCGAACCCCAACCTCCAACAAATCCCTGCGCGTGACCCAGACATCAAGAAGATGATCCGTGGGCTGTTCCTCCCTGAAGAGGGAACCAAGTGGGGATCGTTTGACTATTCGAGCCAAGAACCGAGGCTCTTGGTGCATTTTGCTGCGTCCATGCCTGACTCTATGCGGCACCCGATTGTCGATACGATTGTTGAGGAATACCACAAGGGTGATGTGGACCTGCACCAGATGGTCGCAGACATCGCAGGGATCGACCGTAAGGAAGCAAAGACCGTAAATCTTGGTATCATGTACGGCATGGGCAAAGGTAAACTAGGGGCGCAGCTAGGCATCTCTGACGCGGATGCGGGACAGTTGATGGCAACGCATGAGCAAAAGGTTCCGTTCGTTCGTCAGCTTGCAAAGGTCGCCAGTAAAAGAGCCGAGGACCAAGGACAGATACGCACGTTGCTCGGACGGGTGTGCCGCTTTGATAAATGGGAGCCTAAAACATTTGGCTATAGTCAACCATTATCTTTGGAGGAGGCCAATAAAAAATATGGTGGCGTGGGTCATCTGAGAAGAGCGTTTACTTACAAGGCGTTAAACAAATTGATCCAAGGATCAGCAGCCGACCAAACGAAAAAAGCGATGGCAGACTGTTTTTCTGAGGGATTAACTCCTTTGCTGACTGTGCATGATGAGTTATGCTTTTCTATAGAGGGCGACGATCAAGCACGACGCATCAAGGACATTATGGAAAACGGGTTGTCGGATGTCTTGAAAGTCCCCTCTAAGGTAGATGAAGAGTATGCTGACGATTGGGGAGGTATTGTAGGATGAAGACCCTTGGTTTCCGTGAAATGCATCAAACTCAAATACACGAACTTCTGGATTTCATTAACTGTTCACTGAGTGCCGCTGCAATGGCGGACCCCGAAGTCTACGAGGAGATGAGCGAAAAGGCTCAAGACCTAGTAGAAATCTTCGGTGGGATTCAGATTGTTACTGAGACCTCCCTAGAGATTTAGCCAACGCCTGTGTTGCCGGATCGTTCCCTAAAACAATAGGGTCTATAACGGCAGACGCAGTTTGCACAGGAGCAGGGGCCACGGGCAGTGATCCCTCTCTTTGTGGTAGCAGATCATCGAACACCCCAGTAGGTGCAGGTGCTGCCGGAGCAGGACTACTTGGAATTAGATCATCGAACACCCCAGTAGGAGCAGTTTGTGTTGGCGCAGGTGCCCGTGGCTTTTCTGCCGTGGGCTGTGATCGTGCAAGCGGCTCGTTGATCCGGCTCGATGTCATCTGATTGAACGTGGTGAACGGCACACGGCCTTCAACAAAAGAGCGACCCTCTGATTTACGTGCGGCGTTGATGTCCTTGGCTAGCTCACGAGATGCTGCCGTAGGGAAGAACCGCCCATCCATGATTGCATTAGCCTCTGCACGGCTCATGTTCGCGCCCTGCACAAGGTTACGGCGAATGTCAAAGTCTGACAAACCAAGTTCACGAGCCGACTGGATGTCCGCGTAGAGCTTGCTCTGCTCACGGTACAAGTTGTCGAGGTAGTTGCCCCACGCTGTGTTCATTTCCTCAATCGTAGCGTCCGCACGTTTGATCACACGAGTAGCTGTGGTTTTGGCATCCGTACGGCGAGGACCATACTCCAAACCTTTGAAGGCAAAATCGTTCTGAAGATCCACGGTCATAGGAGTGAAGCCCGTGACCAGACGCGCACCTTCTTTGAATACGTTGTACTCTTCGCCGCGTTTCCCTGGGAGGCCAGTAGCTGCGCGGTACACACGCCCTGGCTCGAACTCTCCAGTCTTCACATTCTCGAACTCTCCGACCAGGCTAATGTATTCAGGGATGACCCCGTTAAGAATGTGCGCTACACCTTTGCCCACCTGATCGCCAATGCTTTCGGTGTTAGAATAGATTGTTGCACCCGTTGCGGTCTTACCACCACGACCTACACCAAGAGACGACAGACCCTCGCTTGGCAGTACGTCTCTCAAGCGTTCGAAGATCATGGATTCAGAACCAAACGGCTCTAAGAACATCTCCAGACCTTTGAATGCACCCGCTGCGATCTGCTCTGCTTCGCTCTTGTCTAGCTTCCCTGCCTGTGTGTACTTCTCGACTGCCGCACGAACAGGATCGAGGACAAAAGCGTACGGACTAACGTACGACAGATCGATGTAATCAATCTTGCCCTTCTGGTTGTTGTTCAGAATGACGATGTCATGACCCGCCATATACTCTGGTAGCTGTTCACGAAGAGACTCCATCTGCTCCTCTGTGGTGCCAGTGGCGATCATAGATCCACGGACCATGGACTTTGGAACGGTGCTAGCAACTGCCATGTACGACATCAAACGCTGCGCACCCATGCCACGGATTTGTTTCTCCAGTGCGGCTGCGCGATCTGGACCCATACCTTCCCGCAGCGCAGGAGACACCTCGAAGGACATCTCCTTCAAACCACGATCTAGGATGTTTACAGAGTTACGAATGTTCTCTGAAGCAAACGATGTAAAGTTACCGAAGATCGGAACCATGTCGATGGCGCGAACGGCTTTACCAACACGAGGATAAATCGGCATGGTATCTTTGACGATGTCACCTGCCATGACCTCTACCTGAGATAGTCCCTCAGTTAGTCGAGTGGCACCCGCTTCGCGTTTGATCAACCCGTTCTCGTTCAGTGCATCAAGAAGATATGGGTTGTCGCTAGAAAGTCTCGCCGCGTTGAACGCGTTCATGAGTTTCTTTTCTTCACCAAGAAGAGCCAAGCCTTTAAAGAACGTATCTGACTCGGAGTAAATCCGCTCGAATAGCTGCATGAACGGAATGTTGCTTTCGAATACATCGATTGCGTTGGTCAGCTTGCCAGAGACAGTTAGGTCTCTACCTGCGTTGCGGTATTCTTTTAGGGCGCGGGTTACCAAGCTGGTATCTGCTACACCCGTTAAACTGATCTTCTTGGCTAGCTGTTCCAGACCCGCCTCGTTGAGCGTATCCAAGCTCGATGTGAAGATCTTAAACATATCGGTGAAGTCAGTATCGCGTCCAAGGTTCGCGTTCCCTGCTAGCATACCCATGTTGCCGACGATGTTACGAACCTGCGCACCAGGGTTTGGTACGATTGTCATCTTCTGAGACAACGAACGCATGGCAGACAGGATCCCTGTGATCTCGCCCAAGGCCCCAGAACCAAGTTTCAAGGGCGCAGTAAGGGCACCATAGGATTCAGGCGACACCATCATGCCTGTCAGGTTGCCGTAAGAACCGCCAAAGACATGCTGGATATCTGCGCTATCGCCTAGCTGCACGTACCCCGCATCCCGTAACTGGTTCTTGTAGCTCTCAACCACAGTCTCGGGCTTGATATAGTTGGGGTTATCAACTGTGCGCCCTGCGTCATCTGTGAGCGACATCGGAACACCGATGTTCTGGTCTCTTGCAATATCTCTAAAGGGCTGCATCGCTGCGTTGTATGCTTCCGGAGACATGTTTATTGCGTCTGGAATCTCTACAATAGCAGGGCGACCACCTTTTGAAAGACTGTCCAAGGCAGGTATAAGATCAGCAACCAATCCCTGCGGTCTCATACCAGCGTACATGTCGGCTGCGGCGTTGGCTTGAGCCATATCATTTACTGTACGCTTGTAAACCTCAAGCGGATCAGTCAGTTCGCCTTTTAGTTTCCGAAGGCTCGGGCTGATGTCCAAAATCTCTTTGCGCTCTACGAAGATGTCGTCGATGGACTTCAAGACAGGACGCTCACGCGCCACAAGGCCAAAGCCTTTGCCCTTCTCTTTATCTACAATCGACTGACGTAGGTTTTTTAACGCCTGATCGGGCGGCAAACCACCCATACCTTGAAGCCCGAGGGAATCGTATACTACTCGTTTGGCTTGCGCTAAATCGTTGGCACCTGGTGCGCGTCCTTTGCCAACAACCAAATGGCTAGCGACTTCGTTGACCGCATCGTCAAACTCTTTGGAGGCCAGATCGAGGTTTTTGTAGAACTGAACAGGGTTGGTGTACTGTTCAAACAAACGACGCAAATAGCCTGTCTGCTTTGCCTGTGCGTTCTGCATTTCTTTCAATGCTTTTGCAGCTTTGATCTGTGCAGGAGTAACCGCATCCTCTAGCTCGTACCGCCCTGTCTTGATGTCCGCCATGCGACGACCTGTGTCAGGATCGAGCTTGTATCCGATAGCCTCTTCAAGCTGCACAATGATGTTGTCGTCCAACGAAGCGCGGACCTCGATCATCTTGTCTGCGTGTTTAACTAGGGCATCGTCGCCATAGGCTTCGAGAGCCGCACGGTTGCCGATCAAGAACTGGCCTAACGCACCCTTGAGTTGCTCGGCATCCACAGGGGTTTTGTCTTTGCCTAGTTTGGCAGCTTTGACAAATGCCTGGGCAGCTTTGTCCCAGTCCTCTGCGGCCTGCAAACCAATCTTTTCATACATGTCTGCCTTGGCACGAGCGTCCTGCACTGTTTCGTACAAACGTGTGTCGGCCCCACCAGAGGCAGTAAAGTATTCTTTGAACTTCTGGTTGGCAGCTTTCATGCCTTTCGCTAGCTTGGGTGCCGCACCAACATCGAGTGTTGTGCGATCTAATGCATCCAAACCTTTCATAAACCCTTCTGAAACCTTACTAGGTGCAGCACGTAAAGCACGAGCCGTAGCCGCACCTGCTTCAGTTTGACCGATGGCCCGAGAACCCATAGCCGCACCTTTTAGTGCAGTGTCAAACACGCCACTTAGCAGCGCATCCTCTGCACCAACACGCAGCTTATTGCGAAGACGACGCTTGGCTTCGTCACGACCTGAAAGCTCTGTATCCTCCTCAGTCTTTAAGAACTCTGGAAGTATTTCAAAGTTATCCGATAGGGTAGCACGACCGTCGCTAGCTACGGCTGTACTGTACGCACCCGCTGCACCTGCGGTTGCTCCCGTCAATCCGGTCCAAGTACCGAGGGCCTTCTGACCTGTCTTCGATGAACCAAAGTTAATAGCAGATGTAGTGAACTTACCGCGTCCTGCGGTGGACAGAGGTCTGCCCATCTTAGCAAGTTTTGCAGCCTGACCCGCTCGACCTAGCCATCCAGCAATAGGAATAAACCCTACACCAAATGCAACCAGATCCTCTGTAACCTCTCCGGCTGTACCCATCTCTGGTTTGATTGACTCGAACGCCTCGGTCACTGTGCGTGAGGTGTTGGTATCCAAAGCCATGTCCAGACCCAAAGCACCAAGTTCCGCGATCCCTTGAGGGACAGACACGACACCAGAGTAGATACCTTTCCCGACATCCTCAAAGACATCGGGCACAAGTCCTTGGTCCCCTGATAGGTAAGACCCTTTCTTCTCTGGAACTAGATCGGCAAATGCGCCCGAGGATTGAGCCTGGCCCCCTGGAACTAGATCATCAAAGGCTCCCATTATAGCCCCCCTGGATCAACACCCATTTCTTGTAATCGTTTCTTGACGGCTTCAGGATCCGCACCTTGCTCAATAGCTCGACGCGCCTCTGTCATCAGGTTTTCAGGTGTCTGTTGACCACTACTTACGCTGCCTGTGATGGCCTGACGAACTTTAGTGCCGATGTTGCCGCCCATCTCTGCGTTCATCATCTGCTCAACTTCAGAACTAGGAACCCGCCGCCCTCGGCATCCGCTGCCGCTGCCGCTGCCGCTCGTGCCGACGCTGTCTGCTTGTAGTTTTGTAGACCTAGCAAGATCGCCGCCGCAAACTCGTCTGGTCCTTTGCCAATAGCAGAAGACATAGCTACATCCGCAATACGACGGTTGATCTCGTCGATGTCGTTCACATCGTCTAATCCGAATACGTTAGAAGCGAACTCTTTAACACCTTCGTCCGTTGCAGGTAGCCCCGCTTGGTCCGCTACAGTCTTCGCAATGTTCTCTGGGTTCTCGCTTGCAATCGCTGCTTCAATAGGAGCAACTTTCTTTTTAACTTCTTCTTCGACCTTCTCTTCAGAACCAAATCTATCCATCATAAATTTGAAGACTGCGCCACCTTGAAGAGCCATAACAGGATTCAGGATTGGGTTAGCCCCGATATCCACTGGTCCAGCATTCTCATCTTTTCTGACCGTCATAAAGTCTTTTCCAACTCGACCAGCTACGTTAACTGCTGCGGGGAACATGCCAGTATCAAGTAGCCCACCCTCTTGCATCATCACAGGCTGCTGCTGTGGTTGAGGTGCGGGAGCCGCCTGTTGTACAGGTTGTTGTACAGGTGCGGGAGCCATGGGCGTAACTGCTGTCTGCATCGGAACCTGTGGCAACGCAGGTTGAACCATAGGAACAGGAGCCGCCATAGGTTGAGCCATGGGCCGAGGAGCGGGAGGCGTGGGCATCGCTGCTTGCATTAGTTCAGGGGAAGACGCCAGAATACCGCTAGGGGGACGCTTGATCCCCGCCATCTGTTCTAGTTTGCCTCGTGCCTCACGCTGTGATGCGTTGAACAATGCTGCGTTATTAATGCCACCCTGCATGTTATGCTCCGCTTGGATTCATGAGAGAGCCAAGGCCCCCGAATATATTTCCTTGGCCCTGCGCGCGCGTTGTACGTCAAACTCACGCTGCAACTGCTGCTGTTCCAACGACCCGACGTTGAATAGTGCGTTTACGTCTTTCTGACCAAGAGCCTGGGCCGCTTCGCCTAGTGCCCCGATCCCTGTACCAAGGCCCTGGAACAACTGACCCGCACTCTGTCCACGTTTCATCTGGTTTTCAAAAGCAGACTGTGCTTGTTGCTGCGCACCTGTGTATGCAGCCGAACGTAGCTGCGCACCAGTCCGTGCCATCTGCTCTGCTGTGTTCCGTGCTAGCTCTTGCTCTGCCACAGCCTGACGGGATCCGCCAAATGCGCCTTGGCCTACTGCCTCCGCACCAATGCGTCCGCGCTCGATGTCAGACTGGCGTTGGATGTCAGCAAGAGTTGTGTCGATAACCTGTTCTACAAACGGATCGTAGTATTGTTGGTACGATGTTGGATCATACGCCCCAATCGTAGGACGGATCGCCTCCAGGCCCTCTTCGTAGGTAGCAAGAGCTTCCTCTAGCCGTGGCTCATATACACCTGTCTGCTCTTGTGCCAGACGGATCGCTTCGACCTGTGGGTCTGTAAAGCGGATAATATCAGGAGCAGCAACGCCGCCCTCTACCGCAAGTACTGGCTCACCGTACTGGTCCGTCTGAGCCATGCCGACATCAGAGGTATATGTCCCGTCCGCAGCAACGTACATCTGCTGCCCTGACTCATCCATGACCGGAGTACCATATAACGGCGATTGGGCAGCGATCCCTGTGATCGTGCCCGTCTCTTCGTCAACTTGGTAGACGTTTGCCAGTAGGTCTTTTAGAAACTTCTCCTGATACTCAGGAAGAAGCTGCATACTTTTGACAATGGATTCCTCCGCCATCAGGCCATCCTTTCAAACTGGTTCATCATCTGGTACATCTTCGCAGCCCCCGCATTACGGTTGCCGTTCCCTGCACCTTTGACCGCATCCGCAGTCATGACGAACTCTCCATCAGATAGCCGTGCTTCCTGCACCGGACCACCATTCTGGTAAATCATAGCTGGAATGGAATCGCTTGTCCCTGTCCCAGGGCCTTCGATAAACCCACCCTCTGCACGGTAGCTCACAGTCGGAGTACCAGGGGCCGCTGTCCCACGATAATCAGGGCGGCGTTCGCCTGTGCGATACTGTGACAGCTCTGTCTCAGACATTACGTTCTCGAACCGTGGACGACGCTGTTGGTTTAGCATCTCCATCAGCAAGCCACCCATGATTGGATCCATCTTACCATTAGGTTGTGAAATACCTGTAGCTTGCAAGATCCCTTGCACCGCGCCTGTCGGACCACCGCCGATCATTCCCATCGCGCCACGCTGCATTGCTGCCTCGCGACCTTTTTCCGACGCCAAGCCTTGTGTCAACATTTCGCCGCGTGAACGAGGAGAGTCACCGCCCAGCGCACCAAGAGCCAAACCTGCTCGACCCATCGTAGAACCAGTCATGAAGCTGCCGATACCAGATTGAAATGCGTCCTGCATGGAGCCGCCGCTCAACAGACTACCAAGTCCGGAGCCAAGGGCCGCGCCTAGAGGATTACCACCGCTAGCAACCATGCCAACAAGTGCGCCAATCGAGGAGAACAGATCGCCAGTTTTCTTTTCCGTTTGTTTTTCTTCTTCAGCCATCACGCCTCTCCCGAAATCGCTTCTGGGGCAGTTACAGTAATACTTGTGCTGCGCCGTTCCTTGCCTGTCCAAGATTCACCGCAGTCGGGGCAGTTGCCTGTTGGATAAGTAGCAATTTCTTCTGGCGTGTCTACTGCGTTGTCGCAGTTTACACAATGCACTGTATCAGAACTCGTCGAAGGTTTCCACTTCGAACCGTTTGCCATAGTTAAAATAGTGTCGCTCATGATGTTGTCACCGTAACTGAACCAACCCCACCTGTCCCAGCAGATCCACGAACATGAGGTTTATTGCTTAATGTAATCTTAACAAAACCATCCTGTTGAAACAATGCCCCTGTTTCAAGGTCATAATCGTCCGTTTGCAGGTCCGTTAGAGTCAGCCGTGTTGCACGGTCCTCCCCTGGGTTTTGTTGCTGCTGCATATATGTAGCAAAACTCCGCGTTAGGTTCGCGAAGTATGCTTGGTCGTATTCTAATGGAGGGACCGCAAAGTAGGGAAGGATCTGGTTCCGAGACACTATCGCCTCCCGTCAGGCCGGATATCCAACCTTGGTGATCCTAACCTCCAGCCTACGCCACTGTCATCTGACTCTACCCGCATGGCAAAGCTACGCCCACGCAAACGCAGATGCACTTGGTCGGTAAACTGCTCAACAGGAACAGACGCAGACTTGGTGATCGCCTTCTCTGTAGACTGCAAATAATCCCCACCAGGGAAGTTGCGGGTCTTGATTGTAAAGTTTGCACTCGGGCTTTCTGCCGTAGAATCACGGAACGTCAGGTCGGGTATCAACCGTTTGATAAATGCAAACTGGTCGCCGTCGCCAATGTCGATCTGACTAGACTCGATATAAGCTGTGATTGCAGATCCGTCGCCATCGAACCCCGACTCCTGTGTGTACAAATAATTGCCTGGTCCCGCCGCAATCGGATTATCGAAAATACCACGATCCATCCAAGCTGTACGAGGCAGTGTGCCATAGTACCAAACCTGCTGTTGGTAGTTGTACACAACATAGCGATCATTCGTGTCGCTGCCCGAAGACGGATAGAACCACCAGACCTCAGAGAACGCCGTGTTTGTTGACGCTACGATCTTTTCACGTTGGTTCAAGTTGATGTCGTCAAAGACGTAATCCCGTACGGTACAAGGCAAACGCTGCACTGTACCACCGTAAACATAGAACTCTTGCTGGCCCATCCAGAACACGTTGTCCTCGACCGCTGCCGCACAAAGCGGACCCATCGTCGTAATGTTCTCTGAAATGTGGTTCACACCAAAGGTAAATGGCGGTCCTAAAAACTGCATCGCGTATAAGCTGTCGTCCGTGAACACCAAGATTTGTTGGCGTGTCTCAACAGCCATAACAATCTCGGACCCAGAACCAAGGCGCAACTCCCCCGCAGTATTGGTCGCAGTCGCTGCCCAATCGGTCAAAGATTCTTGGGACGAGAACCGGATAGCCAACGGATCCTGCACACCAGGATTTGCCTCCGTATCACAACCAAATGCAATAATGTGACGATCACGGTCTGACACCAGAACCTGCTTTGCAATCGTAGGTGTAGCATTTGCCCCTGACAAAGATGCAAGTTCCACGGCACGAGAAGTAAGGCCCGATGTCTTATCCCAATAGTAAATGTCGCCGTTACGGACGTTGATCAGTAGGTCCTCACCAAAGTTATCGTGTGTCCAAACACGAAGCGTGGACGTAACAATAGGGGTTGATGCGGCAGATCCCCATGCGCCACGGCCCCAGAAACCGACACCCCAACCTGCACCAAAAGCAGAAGTATCAAGGCCCACGTTTACTTGATAGGCACCCACGCAAGCCGAACCACCGTTACCTGTGTCTGAACCGTCAGCATCTACTTCAGTAGGCGTAAGCACACCATCGACGGTGATATCTTGCAACGGGGTGTCTGCTGTCCGGGCTGTGATTGTATAGTTGTTATCGTCTATGATTTCAGTGATGTTATACTCTTGGTTCAATACACCTGCTGTGATGTTGCCACCAAGACTTACTGCATCGCTAAACGTAACAAAGTCATTGACCACCGCACCGTGATTAGAATCTGTCACGGTAATTGTGGAAGAACCACTTGTTGCAGAAAAGGTTACATCTCCCGCAGCCGTAGTAGTACGAATAGGAGTAATGTCGTTATACAGACCACCATCTTGGTTGATGTAGTACTTGAGACTTGTGCCGATACCGATCAGGCGACTATTGTCCAAGGTTGACCAAGGATGCATCGCACGAGCAGAACCAAGGTACGAGGCCCCAGAAAACTTCTCCCACCCACCAATCTTTTCAGGCATACCAAAGCGAAAACGTACTTTGTCTACATCGAACCATCCACCTTCGTTAGTATAAGAAGTGGTTTCTCTGTTTACGCCCGGCTTGAACTGGAGTTTGGTGAGAGGCATGGCACCACCTTTTTATGTTTTCACTACTAACTTTGTAGCAGATATTGCGGTTCCCCACTTTGGTTTGTAGAAACAGAGCCGATAATGTCTATTGAGGCAGGGTTAGTGTCGGCTACAGAGCCTCTATTCTCTAAGGAGAACGCAATAGCTTGACCGCCTGTTTGCTTGAAGCCAGCGATAGATACTTCTTCGTCAGGGTGGTAAACGAAATTTGTGACACCTACAGTGCTTGTATCTAAAGTGAATGACGAACTTATGTCTGTTAAATCAGTGCCTGAAATAGAGGCCGTAACATAATACGCACCACCTGTTGCGTAGAAGAACACCGCTTTTTGCTTAGACACATCATAAACAACTCTTGGATTTGATGTTGAAGCGTTGTTTATAGTAGCTACTGTTCCAAATGAGATTGATGTCCCAGAAACTGTGCCTAATACAGCTTTACCTTTATCACTGTCTCCGCCATCTTTGAATGCCACAATAACTTTATTATTTGTACTGTCGTAAGCTATATTAGTATCTTCCGTTGAAGAAGCAGAAAAAGTTGCAGCAGTACCAAAGCTCAAAGATGTTCCTGAAACGGTGGCTACAAGAGCCTTTCCATAGTTATTATCGTTGTTATCCCTATACGCTATTACAACTTTCTGAGCGTTTACATCATAAACAGGAGCAATATAATTTGCATTGCCACTATCAAATGTTGCTGGAGTCCCAAAAGAAATTGAAGTTCCACTTACCGTACCTACTCTTGCCTCACCATCGGCATTTGTATTGTCACGATAAGTTACAACAACCTTTCCTGCATTCTCATCAAAAACCGCTTTATTGAACTCACTATTAGCTGAATTGTAGACAACAGGCGTCCCAAAGCTAATGGAAGTCCCGCTTACTGTTCCGACTGCCGCCATCCCATAATAAGAATTGCTTGCATTCCTTGACACTACAACAACCTTATTATTTGTCGTATCATAAGTTATTCCTGTCCAAGATGTTTCTCCGCTTTGGAAAACAGCAGGTGTTCCAAAGGTAAGAGTTGTTCCTGATACAGTGCCGACTACAGCATAGCCGTAATAAGGGCTTGCTGAGTAAGTATAACAAATAATTATCTTTTGCGTATCTGGATCATAAACAGAACCAGTAATTTCATTACCTAGTGTGTTGGAGTCAAATGTAGTTTTTGCTCCTGTTTCGCCTGCGACAACCACCCCCCTAGACATACCAATGTAGTTCTCTGCGGTGAGGTTAGGCACAGAACCCCCTGCTTGGTAGACAACGGCGTCTCCAGAAGTTGTTGAATTGTCTAGGTAGGCAATTACAGCTTTTTTAGAAGAAGCGTCATAACCCACCCCTGTTTGACCGCTGTTACTATTATTAAACACAAACTCAGAGTCAAAACTAATACTTGTGCCACTTACTGTACCTGAAACAACAGTTCCATAATTTGAATTTCCATTATCTCGGTACGTTATCAGTATTTTCTTTACATTGGCATCATAGGCCGCTCCAGTATGATTATGAGCGGCACTATTCCAAACTACGGGTGTCCCAAAACTAATAGAAGTGCCGCTTACAGTGCCAACGGCAGCGGTTCCATAATTTGAATTACCTGCGTCACGATAAGCAACTACTACTTTAGATGCGTTAGAGTCATAAGCGATAGCCATATCAGACACAACTGCGCTTTCAAACTTTGTCTTAGACCCAAAACTAATAGAAGTGCCGCTTACAGTGCCTACAATGCCATAGCCATGCTCAGAGTCTCCATAAGTGGAAAAACATATAACGGTTTTTTGAGCATCTGAATCATAAACAATTTGAGGATGTTGACTTCTTGCTGATTCGTAAACAACCTCTGAGCCAAAACTGATGCTTGTTCCACTTACTGTGCCTACAATAGCCGTACCATAGTTTGAATTACCCCAATCTTCATAAGCTATAACAACTTTTCCTGCCCCTTCATCAAAACCGATTGAAACATGCTGAACTTCATAAGCATTAAAAACTGTTTCTGATCCAAAGGTAATAGAGGTACCACTTACATCTCCAACAATAGCATATCCATATCTTGATCCTTGACTATTCGCATAAGCTATTACTACTTTGTTATTAACAGAGTCGTAAGTAGCATCTGACCATTCTACGTTTGTTGACGTAAATTGTACGGGCGTACCAAAACTTATAGAGTTGTTACTTGCATTAACCGTTCCGACTACAGCGTGACCCCTATTAGAATCGGCGGTATCTCTATAAGTTACAACAATCTTTTGAGCGTTGCTGTCGTAAACAACCTCGTTTTCACCAGCAGTCGTAGCATCATAAGTAACGGCTGTACCAACTGCTTCGGTTACAGATGTCTCACTAACAACACTCACAGTCCCATCTGCATTCACAACCACAGGCTTGCCGTTGGGTAACGTGCCGCTTGCTACTGCTTTAAACTCACCTTCCTGTTCGCCGCCAATAACCTTGAGCATGTGCTACCCTTTCACGATAAGTTTGGTTGCAGATACAGCCGTGCCAGCGAATACGCTTGGGTCACCCGCCGTTGTACTTAGTGTGCCATCTGTTTGAACGTAGTAACTTTGACCAGCGGTTAAGTCGGTCAAAATTGTGTATTGAAAAACACTGTCGTTTGTAAATCCTAAGATATACATTTTAGAACCATCAGACTTAAACTTAGGCCCACGGCTTTCCCCATCCTCTGAGATTGCAAAAGAAACATCAGCATACGAACCTGTGCTTACATCATACGCAGTCGTAAGGTCATACCTAGAAACGTTATCGTTAAACGATCCAGTTATAAACAACTGCGTTCCGTCAGAGTTAAATTCTACGCCTCTTGGCTCACCTTCTTCTGTTCCGACACTTAAACTTTTACTAGCATATGATGCTGAAGAAACATCCCAAGCTGTGCTTAACGTGTATTCAAATATCGCATTGCTTACGTTTCCTGTGACATACATTTGAGTGCCGTTTGGATTAAAAGTTACGCCTTGTGGCGAAACATCTTGTGAAGACACGCTAAAAGCGACTGTAAAAGATGCCGTGGACACATCCCATGCCGTACTTAATGCGTATTCATTTACCGCATCACTAGATGTTCCAGTAATAAACATTTTAGTGCCATCAGTTTTAAACGCAATATCCTGTGCGGCTGTTTCTTGACCACTGTAACTGAAACTTTTGCTTGCATAAGATGCAGTCGATAAATCCCAAGCGGTGCTTAAAGTATACTGGTAAACCGTATTATTTTGACTGCCGCCAACATACATTTTGGTTCCATCTGCGCTGAACGCAAAGGCTTGTGGGGATTCATCTTGAGATGTCACGCTAAAGCTAACACTGTCATAAGACGCATTAGCAATATCATAATAAGTCACTGGTATATCAGACACGTTACCCTGCGTATTCACAACAACGCCATCGCCATCCGCTGCGCCTGACTTGGCTGTGCCGATGTAGTTTTCAGAGGTGAGGTTTTGTGAAGTGTAGGCATTTTGGAAAACAGAGTATGTACCCTTACTTGAATTACCTTGATCCACATACGCAAACACTACAGTCTTGGTGTCAGGATCATAAGCCGTCCCGTTCCATGCTGTTGAAGCTGCCTCAAAAACAAAAGGTGTTCCAAAAGTAATTGTGGCACTTGACGCATCAACAGTACCCACAGCACCTGTGCCGTAGTAAGAATTTGTTACATCACTGTATATAACAACTACTTTTTGTGCATTTGGGTCATAGGTTGCTGACTGTAAATAAATATTAGATTGCTCGTAAACAACGGGACTTCCAAAAGTAATCGAACTCGCACTAATTGTTGCAGTTACCGCAGTTCCATAGCCTGAGTTCCCACGATCTGCGTAGAAAACAGCGTGTGCTTCCTGATCGCTGTCATACGCTATAGCAATGTCTTCTACGTCAGCAAATTCAAAAGTTGTAATTCCGCCAAATGTAATGTTGGCCGAACTTACCGTCCCTACAATTCCCTGCCCATAACCAGAAGTGTTAAAGTTTCTCCAAAGAATTAAGTGCTTTTGCACTGAAGCGTTGTAAGAAACCGTTGTAAAATCACTTCTGGAAGAATTAAAGACTTGAGGTGTTCCAAAAGAAACCGTCGATCCATCTGTATTAGCAACAACCGCAGTGCCGTAATCGTTGTTTCCGTGATCCCTATAAACAATTACAGTCCGACCATTCGGTGGATTGTAAGCAATAGAAATGTAAGAAGTTAAACCGTTGCTATTAAAAACAGCAGGTGTGCCAAAGCTGATTGACGTACCTGAAACAACCCCTGGAACGGCTGTACCATAACTGGAATTAGCGTTGTCTCTATACGCTACGAGTATAGCACCAACACTTTCATCAAAGGCACCTCTTATCCTTGTAGTTGTACCACTTTCAAAAACAACAGGAGTGCCAAAGCTAATAGATTGACCACTTACTGTACCAACTACCGCAGTCCCGTAAGATGAATTGTTATTATCACGATAAAGCAAAACAACCTTGTCATTCGTTGTATCGTAGACAGCATCGACGTGAGTAGTCCCGCCGGGCGTAAATTCTGCTGGCGTACCTACGCTTTGAGAAACATTTGTCTCTGCCACAGCACTCACAGTGCCATCAGAATTAACTACAATAGTATCCCCCGTGGACAGCGTACCACTGGCGACAACTTGTGTCTGTCTTGGTGTATTGGGATCATTACCAATGATACGCATGTGCTAGTCCTTATTCTACAGTCTCAGGGTCAACCCAATCAGGGTTTAGCGTCCATGTTGTTCCGTCGAAGGTGTACTTGTTGCCTGACCAATCCGCAGGAGCGTTTGTCACGTTCTCTGTGATTGTCACTGTGCCACTGTTTAAGTCGCCAATGATGAACTGCGCGGGATCGCCAACAACGATGTTATCTGCGTTGCTTGTGATTGTTACGTCATCCTCAAGCAAATACTTACTTAGACCTGTTGATGTTTCTACGATGGTTTTCATGTCTTATCCTTTCACCAAGATTTCCGTAGATGATATTGCTGTGCCAGCTTCCACCGATGGATCAGCGGCAGTTAAGCCCAATGCTCCATCCGTCTGTACATAATACTTCTGACCAGCAGTTAAACTTGTTTGGCTGCGATCCACAGTGCAAGTCGTGTTAATCACTGCGCTCTGCGTGTCTGCGTATGCGCCATCAGCAAAGCCTATGAAGTTGTCTGAGGTGAGGTTGGTTGATGGTGCTTGGTAGACGACAGCATACCCATCAACATTTTTGTTTAGTATGATTACATTTGACTCACTCGTAGCGTCATAAACAATTCTTTGATTGTAAGATACAGTGCCAGTATCTACTGCTGTCGTAGAGCCAAAAGATATAGTAGTACCGCTTAATTCTACAGGTACAGCAGAAGTTCCACCACTTCCATCTTTAAAAGCAATAATTGTCTTACCTGCTTTAGCGTCATAGGTTATCCCTAAATACTGGCTATCTTCTGTGTTAAATACTGCTTTTGTTCCAAAGGTTATGGATGTTCCGCTTACTGAACCTGCTATCGCTGTTCCATAATTGTTATTAGTTTCTTCAGCATATGCAATAACAACATTTCCAGACGCTTCATCATAGGCTATTTGACCTCTAAAGCTATCACCAGATTCGTATGTAACTTCTGACCCCACGCTTATAGATGTACCACTGACAGTAGCAACTCTTGCAACACCGCTGTCACCACCATTGGTTCCGTCCCTGTAAGCTATGACCATCTTATCATTGGCACTGTCATAACAAATAGAGGGGTTTTCAGCACCATCCTCAAATCTATTTACTGTGCCGTAACTAATCGAAGTACCAGAAACCGTTCCTACCCTCAAAGTCCCATCAATGGTTTGATTATTGTTACGATAAAATAAAACTACTTTTTGGGCTGTAGAATTATAAGCTATAGAGTATTCCGTAGTGTATCCACTTTCAAATACAACTGCGGAACCATAACTAATACTGGTTCCACTAACGGTTGCCACAATAGAAGTTCCGTAAAAACTATTACCAGAGTCCATATAGATGATTACATGCTTACCCGCATTTGCATCATAAGCTATTTGAACCCCATAAGTTGTTGATGAATTAAAAGTAGCAGGTGATCCAAATGTAATAGAAGTTCCACTAACGGTTCCAACTACAGCCTTGCCCCTGCCAACATCTTGTGGGTCTGCATATGCTACAACAATTTTTCCATTTGCGCTGTCGTAAGAGATGCCCATTGAGCCATCTTGGTCATCAAACATTACGGGTGATCCAGAGCTTGCAGAGCTAACGGCAACCGCACTCACAGTGCCATTGGAGTTCACAATAATAGTATCGCCATTAGATAGCGCACCAGAGGCTACCGCCCTGACCTGAGCATCCTTTTGGACGTTGCCAATAGTCTTTACCACGACTGTTCTCCTTATGAGATTTCTTCGTAGCTCACAATTATTTCAAGGTCGTTAGCCGCACTTGCTGTCGCTGTGATCGAACGGTCTTCTTCCAAGTATAGAGCCGTGTTCTTGTCCAAAACAACAAGAGATGCATCCGCCGCAACCGAAGCCGTTGAAATCAACGAGTACGCTGTGCCGCCGCCTGCCGCCGCGCTGTGAACATCAATCGTAATGTCCGCTGCGTTTGTTCCATCGACGTTTGCAACTTGAATCATGTTGATCTTGTAAACCGCGTTGCTTGAAGCTGCGTTACTAACAAGTGTTGTTTGTGAAGTTGTAGAAAGCGCGACAGTGGCGGTCTTGCCTGTAATCGTGCTTACATTAACTATGTTTGGTGCAGTCACCTTATTTCTCCTTATGCGTGACGGGCGAAGTCGCCGTGAAGATTGTTTCTAGCTTTGGTCGCAGCCAAAGCCGCTTCTTCTATTGTATCAAAGTAACCGATGTTTGTGCGAATTTTATTCGCATCCACATACGCAAACCATCGCCCACTATGAGAATGCCACGAAACTCCCTTAAAACCAGAACTATTGTTTTTAAACTTCGACCGATTAGACGCATTTTCAGATGCCTCACAAGGCCGCAAATTTTCAATACGATTGTCTAAAACATCGCCATTAATGTGGTCCAGTTGCTTTGGAACTTCACCGTAATGAAACATGTATATTAAGCGGTGAAGACGGTAGCTTTTACCATCTATCTTAACTGTTACATATCTATGTGAACGTTTTTTAAGACTTTTGGGCCTGCATCCGATAACTGAACCAGCAAAATTTCCGTTTCCTGACGTAGTATATCGCCGAATCAGATTTCCATCTGACCGGTAATCATAACGATCACGTAATTCAGCTTGCGTTATCATACTTTTTGTCACCCAAACACGATTGCCATGGCGATTGCCTTACCAGTTGAAATTCCAGCACTACCAAAACTTAAAGTGCCGCTACCATTTGTTACCAGTGCTTGGTCTGCACTTCCATCAGATGTTGGCAGTGTAAGTGCATCTACAAAACCTTGCAAGTTTGCATCATATGCCAACACATCTGTTCCTATCGCCACGCCCAAGTTTGTACGAGATGTTCCTGCGTTTGAAACATCCGACAAGTTATTTGCCGCCAGCAACGCTCCGGACAAGGGAATCGTTGAAGTCAAATCAACTACTGCCGCACTCGCTCCTGCGCCGTCACAGTAGATAATTCCTGTGTTTCCATCGGCTACACTGACATTAGCACCGGACCCCTGAGTAAACGTAGCAGTTTGTCCTGAGTTGTTTTTTACAAAGTACAAACGCTTTACGTCATTAGGACTAATAGTAATCGTGTTTGTTCCAGAAGGTGTGCCCCCTAGAACAAGAACATGATACTGACCATCCGCCGTCGAACCATCGCTTGTTGTTAGCGTGTGCGTTGTTCCAGAAAGAGTAATGTCTCCGACACCTACCGCCAAACGGTCAATGATATCGAAGTTCGTATTGGTGGACGTACCCCATGTACCGGATTCGTCCCCCGTGGCGATCTTTTTTATCCCGCCGTTTGTTGTATAGGTAGCCATGTTTTTACCTTTACGCTGCTATCTCAGTCCAAATTGTTCCAGGTGTTGGTCCCTCTTCGGTCCATGTATCTCCTCCTGAAGGAGTCACTGGCGTCCAAGACGTTCCTGGATCTGGAATAATGTTACCATAAACTAGCACAGAACCAACTGTTGCGCTAGAACTAAGACCCGTCACGTTTACAATGGCATCCGCCTCTGCGGAAACAGCACCCACGGAAGCAGTTGCCAAAATACCAATGTTGTTAACAGGTACACGTTGCGCGGTTATGAGCGTAGGTGTACCAACCTCACCTGTACCTGCAACCCCTGTAAGATCAAGAGTGGAGTCTCCAATAATAGAAGGCTCAGTAACGCCACCTGTAGCAGCGATTCCTGTCACATCTACATCAACACCAGCACCCTCGATGATTGTAACCGAACCAACATTGCACATAAGCATTGATAATAACATCAACACCGTTGATCGCGGTTGTACCAACCAAGGTCGCCGTGATTGGAACCGTGACCCCCGCACCCTCTACAACAGTGACAGATCCAACCGCCGTTGTAGCTACAAGACCCGTTTGCGGAATGTTTTGATCAGTGCGTAGTGTTACATCACCAACCGTACCTGTGCCTTCAACACCGACAACTGTTACGTTGTTGTTGCCTTTGGCAATTACAGAGCCTACCGCTGTTGTAGCTTCAAGACCTGTAAGAACAATCGAGATGTCTTCACGAACAACAGCCGTTCCGACCTGCCCCTGTAAGGCATCAATAGTGGACGCTTCCCCGCCCCAAGCGGTGTCGCCAAACCCTAACTCACCCCAACCGTTGAGCGTATGGCCCACACGAACGGGGAGTGCTTCGCTCCAAGCACCCTCGCTCCATGTTCCACGACCCCAACCGTTGATGTTCGCCATAGGGAAACCCCTTACGCGATACGGATAATCGCGTTAGATGCGTCAGCCGTTGGGAATACGATCTGGAAATCACCCGCTGTGGAAGACTTGTCAGAACCAAAGTCTAGTACAACAACTGTATCTGTTGTACCAGAACCCGCACCTGTTGTGGTGTTGTAGATCAACGCCCCACGCGCAGTAATTGTCGCTGACGTAAACGTCAAGTCCGCAAAGTCTGTAAACGCTGTTGTACCAGATGTTGTAGGTGTGACATTCGTCAACGTACCACCACCCGCTGCATACGAACCAGAATCACCTACTTCGTTTGTTGCAGTGTAGTCAGTGGTAGACGCATCAAAGGTCGCGTTGTTGTCATACAATGCTAGTTTGAACGTATCACCTGTTGAGTTTGTAAAGTTATGACTTCCTGTCAGCAATTCCTGCTTGAAGGAAGTACACATGTAGTTGCCGCTGAAAGCCATGTTACAGATATGCAACCAGCTTTTCGATGTGCTTTGAGAAAGCACGAGCTTGGTCCCGTATGCCAGGATGGGCACTATCGGAAACCGAAATTACTTTTTCTACGCATTGCTGCGCTAGTTCTTCAGGTGTAAAGCCGCGATTGTCCGTAGAACGAACCCCCACAATCGCATCTTCTTTTGGTACGCTTACGTCAACTTTGAACATTATTGTTTCGCCCTTACAACTTTACCTGTGCGGTACTCGTCTGTTGTTTCTTTGGCTTCTCCCAGCATCTTAATGCCTACCAAAGATTCTTGGAAGCGTGAGTTATACATCGCCATAACGTCCTGCTCCCCCTTCATGTAAATATACGCTTCGATTAACGCGCCATACAGCAACGCCATCTCAGCATTTATACTTAACCAGGTTGTTCCGCTGTCCGAACCTGCGGTCAAACTTGCGGGACGGTAGAAGTAGTGAAGTTCTGCGGTGTATGTTGTGTCAGGTGTCGGCCCCAACAAAAAATTATCTACGTCAAACACACAGTAATACTTCGGCTCACCTGTCGTGGTGGTGTCCGGTGTATATGTCTGCACAAAGCTCGGATCCTTAAACTCGACAAAGAAACGATCCCCATCCGCACCACGCAAGCTCAACGAGAACGGAGCAAGATAGTCAGACGGAACCGCTAGATATGGGTTCGACGCTGTCGTAGATGCTGTCGCATTCTTGCGGAACAAACTAAGCTGTACGTTCTTCAGGATGCGCTCTTCCGCTTGACGAATGAACAACGGAAGATTGTTTACGAAAGACGTTTCATCATTCTCCGTATAATCCTGAATAGCCTGTTTAAGCTGTGCGTATGTAAAACTCATGACGTACTCACCGTAACTGTGCCAACCTGACCCACACCACGAAGGCTAGTCAAGTTTGGGTTTTCTACCAACGGAACACCGACATACGCCTGAACCGTTTCTTTTGTGTCTGGGCGTGGATTTCTCAACGCCTGGGGATCTGGATACGCCTTGGGCGGATATAGCTGCGGATGCTTCGGCTCGAACTCATCAGGACCAACCTTGGCACCCGTCCACTCCACCTTCATCTCACGAAGACGGTAACGGCGACCTGACCGATCCGATATACCCCAAGCATGTTTACCACTAGCGTATGCCATTAAACCCTCAAGTAACTCAAGCTAGGCTGTAGCTTCAATGGTGTACGACCTTCGTCCTCGTCCGCCGCACGTTGGAACTCTTCCTCGTACACAGACTTCAACAACTGAATCCGCTCTGGCGCACGTTTCATAGCAATATAGTACGCTAACCCCGCCACCATACAAGGATAGAAACGAAAAGGCATATCAGTAGTATTAACCAAAGCATCTGCGTCCTCGATCCTCCGAACGTAATAGTAGATCAACTGATCGGTAGAGTTCTCTGGTACTGACCAAAGATTAATTACCGGATCAATCTGACGATCAAAGTAGTACTGACTTGGGCGACCCTGCGTGGTTTTGTTTGGAAGTGTGGCGTATTCGCCACGACTGATCCGCTCAACCTCGTAGTCCGTACCGTCACGACGAAGCGTTACCTCCAACAGATCCACAACATCATCGGTCAGCGTTTCTTGAGCCTGACCCGCAGTCAACGTAATCGTACCCTGCTTAACCGTCCAAAGGTTTAGACCACGGTTAGCCCAGTCCGCGAACATCAGGTTCAATGACCGACGCGCTGTTCGAGCGTCGTAGCCCGTGCGAACTTCAAGGCCACAGCGTTCGTACGCTTCCTCGATGATCTCACCTACGTCTAAGTTAAAGTCTCTTGAACCTGATGTGGTCATGACTCCTGTTTCCTTTCTCCCCAGTTATAGCACTGTAAGTTTACTATAACTGAACCTACATACTTGCTTTGCAATGACGGCAGACCGTTGTTCATTAAGTCTGCGTAGCAATCCTGTTCTGACGGATGACCTGGGCCACCAACTGCAAAACAAAAGTTTTGCGTACAAATCAGAACAAATGCTGTCCACATTACATTT